CACTTGCTAATGTTCCTACTAAGTTTGCTGCCGATAAGTTACCAGTTACATTTGCATAACCACTGATGTTAGCACCGGTGTCTGTAATTACCATTGTAGCATTACTTGAACTTGTGATAGTTACGTTAGCATTTGCAGTAATAACAACATTACTATTACCATTGTCTAAGTTTGCCAATGTAATACCAGTTATGTTAGCGCCATCACCAACAAAATATGTAGCATCAACATATCCTGATACATTTGCACCAGTATCAGTGATTGTCATTGTCGCATTTGAAGTACTAGTAAATGTTATGTTAGCATTAGCAGTGATTACAATATTACTATTACCGTTATCTAAGATGCCAGTTATATTAGCACCATCACCTACGAAGTAAGTTGCATTTGCATAACCAGCTACGTTTGCACCAGTATCGGTAACTACCATTGTTGCATTGCTGTTTGATGTAAATGTAATATTTCCGTTAGTTGTAATAACAATATTACTGTTACCTGCTGTATGAGGACCAACTAAGTTTGCTGCACTTATGTCCCCAGTAACACTAAAGTAACCTGTAACTTCTGCACCAGCACCATCTATAATCATTACATTAGCGTTACCTGCTGATGAGAATGTTATATTAGCATTATTAATGATACCTATATTACTGTTACCGTTTGCAAAACCTGTGCTTGTTACATTAGTGATGTTTGAACCATCACCGTATAAGTAAGCTGCTACTAAAATATTACCTTCAACATTACCTAATGCACTTAAATCACCTTGAAATAAGTTAGCTGATATTACATTTGCGCCAGATATGTTTCCACCTGAGCCTATCGTAGTAATATTGCCAGCGGCTAGATTACCTATTACACTCATGTCAGCAGGAGCTGTCACTAAACCATCTGCAGCATCTATGGTAAACGCTCCTGCAAACGCTGGAGTCGCATTTCCGTTTTCATTAAAGCCTACATAAAATTCATTTTCGTTAACGTATAAGGTATTTCTTACTGTGTTCACATTACTAAAGTTATTAGCTGGATCGTCATTATCCATCCAATTAAGTTCAGGACCGCCATGGCTACCAGAGCCATAAGCAATTAAGATTGGATATTGATTTGCAACTTGAATTATTGGATCACTTGAGTTAGGCAACTCTAATGTGTTTGTTTCAGTGAATATCCAACTATCAGTTCCGGCTGTTGTCAATGTAATTGTACCATTACTGCCTGTATTGGACACTCCAGCAGAGATTGTGATTGCACCGCCTGCAGCAGTGTTACTATTCTGTGCTGTAATACTAATTCCGCCGCCATCGCCATCTTCACTAGCACCTGCATTTATTGCAATGCTACCGCCATCGCCAGTACCGTTACTTGTGCCTGCTGAAATTGAAATATTACCAGCCTGACTGTCAACAAACCCTTCGCCTGCAATTAATGTTAATGTGCCACCAGCACCTGTACCGTTTGGACCTGAATTACCTGCTGTGATAGATACTGCACCACCTGCACCAGCATTGAATCCATTTGCTGCACTTATGCTTACATTTTGTCCTGTTGGCACTGTAGCATTAGCACTCGCAGTTTGAACAAACATGTCAAGTGAATTATCATTCAATGTCAATGTACTTGCGCTGATTTGGAAGTTACCTAACTGTGATGGTAAATTAGTTAAATTACTACCGTCACCAATTAAATTTGCTGCATTAATATTTCCAGTAATGCTTAAATTACCACCACTAATATTACCTGTAGCACTTACTACACCACTTGTGCGTAAGTTAGTACCATCTACATTACCTGATACTGATAAACGTGCACCTAATATATTTCCTGTTGCACTAACGCTACCTGGTAGATTTAAATCACCTGTATTTGCAAAGACATAAGAGAATGTATTACCAACTCCGTCTTTAGTTGAAACTGCTACTATTCCTGTAGTATCGGACACTTGAACAAAAGTATCTTCTGCACCTAAATATAGATCAGCACCAGAAGCGTCACCTGTTCCACCTGCACGTAGATGAATGTGATTTGGACCACTAGGATCAACAATAATGTATTGGTCTGTACCCAAATTACCATCTGGTATTAAATTGAGTGTGCCACCACCGTCAATACCTGCATTACCGCCGCCTACGATGGTTGGATTAGATCCAGGTAGTGTTAAATTACCAGTGCTGTTAAAATTCCATGCACCACCTGCGGAAATAATTTCAACATCTCCTAAATCATTACCTAATGTTGCTGGACTATTAGCACCATCTTCATTTAATTGCAAATAAGCGTTTCCGTTAGTTGCACTTTGTATTGTTATTGTGTTTGCGCTTGATGTAATATCGCCCGGTAATGTTAATGAACCGTCATCATTAAAGTCATAATCAAATGTTACACTACCGTCACCTGTAGTAAGTGTAACTCCGCGAAGTTCATTTATGATAGTTAAGTTATTACCTAATGCATCACTGTCACTAGGAACTGTGATTGTTGCGGAAGCATTTTGTGAATAACTTGGGCTTAATATAATTGAATTGTTTGTCTCGCTGTATAGTAGGCTACCAGCGAAAAGAATATTTCCTGTACCTAAGTCAAAGATCCAAGGCTCGCCGTTAGCATATAACATGTTATTTGTTTTGACTGCATTAATATCTGCATTTCCAGAAACATTTAACGATGTTAATGTGCCTACGCTTGTAATATTTGATTGATTTGCATTACTTACGAATTCAGCAACGGATGCATTTGTCGCTATGGATACAGGACCTACAACTTGAGAACCCTGAATATTTGTTAATGAAGCACCACTGCCTGCAAATAAGCCTGCTGTTACAGTGCCCGCAACCGTCAAATTATCAGAGTTGGGATCGTATGTTAGACCTGAGTCGCCTACCAACTGATTGTTTATATTGAATTGGACACTTGAGTTGGTGCCGCCCGCTGCGTTATTTAATGTTTGATTTATAACAGTTGTTTGAGTAACTTCTTCAACATTAGTTATATTAACAGTGACGTTACCTGCTGGAAATGTTTCCGGAACAGCTCTTCCGTAGACTGTTAAAGCTGGATCTGAATTAGGGTCGATTAGTGTTTGTGCTGGTGTAGGTATAGCCATTTTCTTTTTGCTCCTTTATACTGTATTTAGCAGAAATGGAGCAAAATTAAGCTAGTATTTTATTGTTTTATTACGTTATCTTAATTCAGACCATTTAACCAAAACGCCGCTATATAAATTTATATCGGCTCTATATACCGATCCTGGAGGCACAATCGTGTTCAAACTAGGACCGTATCCAGACGCATCGTCTCGCCCTTCAGCAGCAATTACGCCATCAACGGTAATTTGTACACCAATGCCATTAGCTGTACTTGAATGACAAAGAACCATTACCATTATTGGTTTACCAGTTGTGTTAGTGTAATTTGTAGCAAGCGCCCTTGAAGCCACTACATTTTGCCAAGTTTGACCATATCCTATTCCTGTTGCTGGTCCTGCTGGTCCTTGAGGACCAATTTGTCCATTAGGATCTCCTCCCGACATAAATGCGGTAAAATATGTTTGACTGCTTGTGCCGAGTATAGAAAAAGCTATAGCTTGATTTTGCCATACATAAACTTCTAAGTAATCTGTGGTACCATTCATGTATATAACATCTACTAATGTGGATGATTGATTAAAATCACTATTGTAATATATTAGATTTTGGCTTATTGTTACTGCAACATTATTTTTACGTAATTCAGCTCTCAATGTCATTCCGAAACTTGCAGTAGCGTACCAACCAACAACTGCATTTACTACGTAATATCCGGCAGTGCTAGGTTGAAATCTATTTTGAGCAGAATTCCACTCTGTGTCTATATCAAAAGCAACTGTGTTTAAATTTAATTTTGTATATGTTGATGCATTTATGGTTTGATTGGAACCCATATATACACGTGTGCCACGATTAGTAGGGGATAAACCAATAGGACCTTGTGGTCCTTGCGCACCAGTATCACCCTTAACTGCTGAAATTACTGTAACGCCATTAGTTGTAGATAATGTTACTCCAGTACCTTGTGTAAGTGAGTATCCAATTATAGTATCATCAGTTAATTTGATTATATAATTTGCAGCAAGGTATGGTGGCAAGTTTTGATTTATTCCGCTTTCGCCGGTGGAGTTAATTGAGATACCTGTCACATTGGAGGTGATTTGACCTGCGGTAGCATTAGCACCAAGAAGGGTATAAGGTTGTGTAGTGTTTGAGAATTGTGCCGATCCAGCTGATTGCCATGTACTGTGACTATGCCCGTTATCTGTGATTGTATGTGTATGACTTACAACAACCGCATTCGCAGTACCACCCGTATTTCCTCTACTATAAACATTGCCTGCTCCTACTGCAAACTTGTCACGGAAGTCTGGTAGATTAAATGTATTGATACCATCACCTACACCATATGTTGTGCCTATTCTCGCAAACAATGCAGCATAGTTTTGTCTATTAACTGCTTGTCCATTACAAAATGCCCATGTACTGTCTGGAACACCACTACCAGTCCAAAGCTTTATCGTACCAGCTTTTTCCCCATTATTACTTACGCTTTCACTTATAGCAGATTTTACATATTCTGTTGTAGCCAATGCATTACTGCCTGGGCTATTTATAGGAACAGTTGGTGCTTGTGGTGTTCCTGTAAAGATAGGATTATTTATTGGTGCATAAACATTAGAAGATAAGTTTATATTTCCTATTACTGAATTTACGTATGCAGTAGTTGCAACTTGTGTATTTGCTGTATTAGCGTCCGGTGTAAGAGCATACATGTATCCATTTGCAATAATAGAACTATTGCCTCTGATGTTACCTATTACACTAAGACTTGAAAGATTACCTAAAGTTGTAATGCTTAGTTGCGTAGAATTAGATACAAAATTTGCTACATTGGCAATGTTAGCAGTATTAGCAAAAGTAGCATTAGCTACTGCTCCGCTTACATTAGCACCTTGTATATTACTTAGATTGTTTCCAGCACCAGTGTATGTTCCTGAAAAACTTGTAGCTGTTAGTAAACCGGTTGTTTTATTAAAGGTTAAATTAGCATTAGCACCAACTGCACCTGCATCATTAAAAAGTAATTGTCCGCTAGCACCAACCGCACCTAATGTAGCGATATTGGCTACTGGTGTTACCCAACTTAAATTTCCAGCCCCATCAGTTTGTAATATCTGACCATTTGTACCACCTGGAACTCTTAATCTATTGACACCTGTAACGCTGACGTTTCCACCTGACAGTATGTTACCACTTGCTGAAATTATTCCGCTAGCAAGTATATTTCCATTAGAAACTATATTAGAATTTGCATTAATATGATTTAGTGCAAGATTACCGTTTGCAGTAATATTTCCTTCTACTGAAATGTCCTGTCCTACATTAAAATTACCACCGCCGGTGACATTACCAACAACACTTAAGTTAGTTGGTAGTTCTATGTTTATATTTCCTGCTAATGTAATTGTAGGATTACTTACACTTAATGTATTACTTGTTACTGTGACACGTGAAACTGTTCCTGTAAAGGTCGATAAGTTTGCAGAAATAGTTATTTCACCTGTAGTATCTGTGAGAAGAATACCAGGACCTGGATTAAGTCTACGAACACCTGTGTTAGTTACAGTAATGCTGCCATTTGAAACAATCGGGCCGCCGCTTACTGAAATACCAGGGCCATTTTGAAGTTGGACACTAGTCACAGTTCCAGACGTAAACGTGTTTTGTACAGATGTAATTCTACCAAAGCTATCAACTTGAAGCTGTGGATTTGTATAGGTACCTGGAGTTAAGTTTGATAATATTGGCAAATCGACTGCCATAGTACCAGAACTTACAATTGGACTATTTAAAATTCGTAATGTAGAACTAGTTATACCAACGTTTGTTACCCCAGCAACAAGTGACCCATTAGCAGCACCGGAAACTGATATTGTGACGTTCCCGTTGCTTGTACTTACAGCGATACCTGTTCCTGCAGTCAGTCTAGTTACACCTGTGTTATTGATTGTGACGGTTTTGGTATTACTACTCAAAGTCGTACTGATTCCGTCACTACCTACGAAATTAGTGTATTGACTTGATTGTGAAAAAAGTGTTGTAAAATTGTTCTGTGATTTATTAAATGCGGTAAAGAGCGAATCGCTATTCGCTGCTTCGTTTTGCGCACCAATGTTTATATTCTCTTGTCCTGGTATAGGCATTTTGACCCCTCATCTAGTATTTATCAATAAGGGCTGAAGCTGGAACCGCATCCGCAGGAGGTTTGGGCGTTTGGGTTTTTGATTTTAAAGCTTGATCCGTAGATATCTTCTGCGTAATCAATTTCTGCGCCCTCAAGATACTGGGCAGATACCATATCTACTAAAACACTCACTGGTCCTGCATCAATATTCCAGTCATCTTCATTAGTCTCAGTATCAAAAGTAAAGCCATATTGCATTCCGCTGCAGCCACCGCCCTGAACAAATATGCGTAGTTTTAAAGAAGGGTCGTTTTCCTCTGCGATAACAGTACTAAGCTTGTCTTTAGCACTATCGGTTATTATTAAATTCATCATTATATTTCCTATAAAATTCTCTGTATGCGTCTATATATTCAGGAGCATTCATGTCACCTTTTCCTGCATGAAGTAGTGCTAACGGAAAAGTACCTAAACTACATTCTTTATTTACCGCAGACTTGCAAAAATCAGCATCATAAAAGTGAAATTTAAATCTTTCATCAAAACTCAAATTCTTCTTTGATATAAGATTAGTTGACATTGCTAAAAATACACCATCTAAATTAACTACTTCTTTGTTTAAATCTCCATATATACTTACAATTTTAGGAGGCCAATTAGAATCGTGTAACATAGATCCTGAAAGATATTTGTCATCATCCCAAACTATTCTACCGTTTTCCACACGACTATGTGCCCAACTAGGATAATTATTTTCATGTCTTGTATTTCCAGCTACCCCTACAATGTCATAGGTGTTGAGTGCTTCAATTACTCGCAATGGCCAATAATAATCAAGTAATGCAACATCATCATGAACAAAAACTAAAATTTTCTCTGTGTTCTCTGATTGTCTTATCGCTTCATTATAACATTTGCTTAACCCATTTGAATTGTCTGTAAAACAGATTAATTCAATATCAAAGTAAGTTTTTATGTTTAAAGATTTTCCTAACAATGTATTTGTTTTGAAATCTTCAATTGTTTTTTCTCTGGTAGCTGTTACTACACAAATCTTTTGATCCATATTATAAATTCTTACCCCATCGTGTATTAATATGGCTCCAGTTCATAATTTTCCATGTATTTTCTAAATATGATTTTTTATCTGCTTGATAGTCTAGTGCCCAGGCGTGTTCCCACCAGTCAACTAGTATAAGTATATCTTCACGAACCTCATGATTTACTATTGTTCTTATCTCACCATTGTATGTAAGATAGATCCAACCTGAACCTTGGATCTTCATTGCCTCTTCTTTAAACTTTTCTTTAAAATCACGCCACCAACCAAATCTTCTTTTTATTAGATTAAGTACAGGACCGTTAGGTGTACCAGATTCTTTTGGCTTTTGAAATTGTGCAAAGTAAATGTTATGTAAGAAAGTCCCTGCATAATTAAACTCACTATCACCTTCGTTATTGTTATAACGTTTCGCATAGCCTTTGGCTAATTCTTCGTAGTGATAGTCAATTGTTGCTTTACTTATTACAGGACTTAAATCGGTAGGAGAATACTTGAGTGGTAATATCTCAAGTTTCTTTTTGCGGGATTCGGAGAGATTCTCTACAATTTTATACATTGTAGAGTATTTATTGAGATTTAGCGTCGGCGTGTAATTCTGCCGCGGCTCATATCGTATAGACTAAATTCTATTTCAACTGTATCACCTAACAGTATTTTAATATCATGTTGACGCATTTTACCAGATATATAACCTATCACATTTTGTCCTGTTTCTAGGTCAACTCTGAACATTGCGTTTGGTAGTACATCTACTACTTTACCATCTAATTTTAATGTTTCTTCTTTAGCCATTCTATTGCTATTATCTCCTCATTTTACTAATGTCCTTTGCTGCTTCATCATTGAAGATGGGCACTGCATTGGACTTGTGCATAGTGCCAATACCGATAATCTTGTCACCGGTATATTGCATTGGTTGTTTGATTGTGACTGCACCCTTGTGACCAGTGTCAACACTAGAAAATCTTTTGATTTCTGCAACACGTGGATTGACAGGTGGTTTGTAAACTGACGCCTTAAGACCTCGCTCACGCTTACGGTCGCTAATATCAGTTTTCCACTTAGCTTGAAGTTCTTGCCACTCACGGTCTAGTTGTTCGGCTTTCTGTTTTTGTTCAGAACTAGCCCACTTTTTCTTACCCTTACGTTTGCCGAGTGTAGTGAGTGCTGGGTGTGCGAGGTGCATTGTCATATCAAAATAATAACATGAGTTGATAGTAACTTAATTGTAGCACCATATGATTATATTGTCAAGTTATTTTTGGAGAATATCCCAAATCTTTTCTTTTTCTCTGATATCAGCAACAAGTTCCTTGTACTGACGGGCTAAGTCACGCAATTGTTCCCACTTTTCTTCTAGTTCAGGGGCAGGTTGATAAATTGCTAATTGATCTTGTATTTTTGACAACATTTCACCTATGTCAACACCTTTAACTTTAAGGTTACCGTCTATCTCCGTATCACCTTTCACTGTTATGCCCTTCGTACCATCATGTACAGTTAACGGGGATGTATTCCAAGCTCCGTTTGTATATGTATTTGTGTATGTATTAGGTGCTATAGTAATTGTAGGGCTTGAGTAAATGCCTGTGCTAGAACCAGAACCTCCAATGCTCACACTAGTCACCCCATTTGGATAATTATATGATCCATAACTATAAGTGGGAGGTGCTAAATTTGCTAAACTGATTGAATCATAATTTAAGTCATCAAGAGTCAATGTAGGCAAATCATCGCTAGTCAGTGAAGAAATATCCTGTCTACTAAAATCAGACAAATCAACTGCTGCGTATGCGTGGTCCATCGTTTCATTTTTCATTTGAATACCTTTTTCAGAATAAATCTACCTTTGTCATCTAAGTCAAAGCTTATTTCATCACCGGGTTGCCATTTTAATGAATCTAATAACACTGGTGGAATAGGTATAAGGACATCACCATTACTATCTTGTTGGCTAATGACCTCATACTGATTTGTGTTCTTCTTTTTCTTTGACATGTAGATACTTAGTACGTGACTAAATTACCAATAAATTATTTGAACAAATTCATAAATTTGGTATAGTAGCTATCGTCCTGTGATGGTTGACTGGAGTCAGTTGGTTTTGCTGCCCGCTCTTTTTCTAATCTCGCTTCACGTTCACGGGCAGATTTATCACCTTTTTCAGTTTGTAATTTATTCATATAGTCATCATACGCTGCCCAACCCTTTGGATCTAAGTCAGGTTCTGTCATAGGAGGTTCTATTGGTAATCCTTTTGATCTAGCTATACGCTCTTTTTCTAACCTTGCTTCTCTTTCACGACTGAATTTGTCTCCTGCAGCAACTTGTTTATCCCACATCCTTTTTTCATATTCAGGTGAATCTACTTTGACTTCAGGTTTAACTTTTTTATCCTGTGATGTGGTATTCGTTGCAGTTGCAGTTTTAGTAGCAACAGTAGTGCCAGCTATATCTGATACTGCTTTCTTTGCTTTATCTATAATAGTAGGTTCAACTGTTGTTTTTGTAGCTACCTGAGGAGGTGTAGTTTCGTCCCTATCTGTTTTTATAGTTTTAGATTTGTTATCCGATGTTACACTTGCTAATTTTGCATTGCCAGGATACATATTAGCCATGTTATCACCAACTGATGCAGCCCTTTTAGCTATAAAAGTAGAAATTTTTTCTTCAGGTTTAAAATTTGGATTTTGTTGATATACGATAGATGGAACTGGTTTTCCTGTTTTTTTATCATATATAATTTCTCCTTTTTTATCTCTAGCGTAAGGATAATAAACATCTTTCAATTGCTTATCAGGACTGTTATAGAGTTCCAGTGCTTTTGGTCCATGCCCATGTAATAAATAATACATACCAGGAGTATCTGGAAGTTTGTTTCTTTGTATAGAAGCTTGATATTCACGTGATATTTGATCTGCAGCTGCCCTTTGAGCTTTTGGATTAGTTTGCATATCTTTAAAACTTACACCGTAATGCGCATCTCCTGGTTTAGCTTTTTTTACTGTATTGTCCCAAGTTGATTTAATAAATTGAAATAATCCAGTTGCACTACTATATGGATTTTTGATATAGGATTTACCGCCAGATTCTGGACCTATCACCCTATTCAAAAATCTTTCTCTTGCAGATGGTTCCTGTTGATTTTCTGCTTCAAGTATAAATTCACGTGCCCTCATTTATTATTTCCTAATTAGATCAATCATTCTTGCTAAAAGTTTATCGTCATTATCACCTTCTTCTTCTGCTACTTGACCAAATCCTGCTGGTATGCCTTTTGATTGTCCTGAAGTCCCTTGGTCTTGTGAGTTTAATGCTTGTGTAGCTAATACATCTGATGTTGGCTGACTTGTTGCTGCGGTCGCAGTTTGTGGCTGATTCGCTGAAACATATTGACTTGCTAAACTAGGTGCAGACGCTTGAGCAGTAGCAGGAGCGGGTTTAGCGGTAGTAGCAGATTGAGGTTGATTTGCTGCTATGTATTGACTTGCTAAACTAGGTTCAGCGGCACGTTGGGCGCTTGCTCCTTTGTTTTGTTGTGGGTTGCCTGCCATTCCCGTAAATGTTGGAGCTGTAGCTTGTTTATTACCTCCAATAGCATTTGCTTTTGATGCATCTAACGCAGCCGATTGCGTTGCACTTGCGGTTGGTGCAGCTGGAGCTGTAGCTTGTTTATTACCTCCAATAGCATTTGCTTTTGATGCATCTAACGCAGCCGATTGCGTTGCACTTGCAGCTGGAGCTGTTTTTTGTGCTTGTGATTGCGCTGTATATCCACTGCTGGTTGCACCGCCATCTGCGTATTTAACTTTGCTAGGATCATACCCGCCGCCGTATTTTTGATTAGGATCAACTGTTTGTGGTGCTGGGGTATTAATTTTACCTGATGCCATTTGTTGTGCTAATTTATCTCTTTGTGCAGTTGCTCTTGTGTCAACGTTAGTATTAGTATTTGATACGGGAGCATTAATTTGTTTACCAAAAACTGCAGCATTCTTATCATTTGGATTAATGGCAGTAGCAGGAGCTTCATCTAAGAAGTCCATATACTTTCTCATTAATTGTCTATTATCCATGTCATCATCTCTTTCTTCAGTTGTAGGTTGTGGTTGTTGTGGTGTAGCTGGTTCTGAAGGTTCTTCTTGTCCCATCAACTCACCAGGGGTTTGAACACGTTGTCCTGTCATAGCTTGTTTTTTACTTATATCTAAATAAGGTGACATTGTATCTTGACGATACATAGTTTGTTGACCAAGTCTATCGAATGCTGTTGTGTCACCAGATTTTAAATCTCCCATAGTTTTATTAACTCCGGTCATGTAGTTTTTCATACTATTTGAGGTAATTAAATTTCTCTGAGCGTCCTGTTGCATTTGTGCCATTTTTGGATCATTGGCATTTGGAGCACCCATAGCTTGATTAAAATCTTTGTCAAAAGTTTTAGATTTGGCGTAATTTGCCATTGGCTGTGTTAGTTCTTGCCCAACAGTTCCTGTTGCTGCGGCAAGTGCACCTTCTTCTCCTTTGCCACGTAGATATGCTAAGCCTGCATTAGCGCCTGCCTTTAATCCTGTCCAACCCATTTTTAATTTATCCGCAGTTGTTGCTCCTGCTGCGTTAAGAAGATCATTCGCTCCCCTAGCTGCATCCATTGCACCACTAACATAATTACCTGCTCCCATTTTTTCTCCACCTTGAGTAATTTGATTACCTGCTTTGTCAATTTGACCCATTAGGTTATCAGCTTGTTGTTGTGTTGGAGCTTTTCCAGATTTAGGATCGTATCCTCCTAAAGGTTGATTTGCTGGTGGTGCTTTAGGTGCAGCTGGTGCGCTTGGCCCTACTCCAGCTGGAGGCCCTTCGTTTAATATATCTAAATATTGTCTAAAAAATTTTGTGTCTGACATTTGTTTTCCTTATTTTACCATGCTCTGCAAGACCAATATCTTGCTTTCCAACGTGGTCCTGGATTCTCGCAGCGATGGCGTGCGCGGAAACTTTTTCTACGTTTTGGATTACTCTTTTTAATCTTCATGTTCTTGTCGCCGAAGTTTACTTTAACGATTTTACCATTTGGTTTTTTGACATATACTTTTGATTTAGCAACATCACCTGCCATTGGCTTACCTAATGGAACTTTGCGTCCTTGATATTCTGCTTCATTTGTTCTTGCTCTAAATTTAGTCATAGGACCTTGGGGCATAGATTGATACTTAACAGGTCCGTCGGGCTCCTGCATCTTAGTATCTGAATCTTGTTTAGCTTTGTTTAGAGTATAATCTAACCATGGGGAACTGACGTTTTGTTGAAAATCTTGTTTATTTACCACGTCTTTACCGTCTTTGGTTTGATATTGTGTTTGTAGATATGACCCACTGCGATCTTTAGGATTGCGAGCCACTGATGTAGATGACCAATCAGTTCCGTAATTTGTCTTATTGTTTTTAGTACTACTGGTGTTCTTCAATGTATCTACTACGGACATCATTGTGTTATCAAGCTCACTATAACCAGCTGGTGGTTTGTAATATTCCTCTTCCTCATCTTCTTTAAACAAATTTATAAATTTGGTAAAAACATTTTCGTCGGTATTGTTTGGATTAACTTCATCACTTTGCATTTGATTTAGTATATCACGCTTTGTTTTTTTTATAGTTTCTAAATCTTCTGGAGTAGCTGGTGAACCGTCTTCCCTCTTCCATTTCCAGTCTCCTTTTGCTCTATCTACTAGATGTTTATATCTATCCATAGGTTGATATGGTTTTCCACTTTGTTCATCTTCAGCAACTTCTTCTTCCTCTTGGTCGTAAGTTTCATCCTCGCACAAAATGTCGTTTACTTCTAATAATCCTAACAATGTTTCATCTGCTTCAATAATAACTCCATCCTTAGTAAATCCAATAATACCGGTTTCAATGACAAAGTTTTCATTGAGTTCAATGTCAAAACTGTCGTGTAATTCGATGGATTCTGCTAAAACTTGAGGAGGGCTAGACTCACTTAAGATGTCTAGATATTTTCTGAAAAAGTCACGGTCCATAGTATATTCCTGATAAGGGCAATATACTATTTATCTATGTATGGACCATATATCTCGTTTAGTTTTTTGATTGTTTCTTGCGTATTATTCCAACGGTGTAATACACCAATACCACCTGCCGCTTCCCATCCTGATATGTATTTCTTGTGGTCATCAATAAGAACGTTTGGTCTGCCATCAGCCGTAGCGTATTTTTCTTTTCTGCCTTCAAAGATAGCGGGCATATTTGAATTATGCTTGCTTAGCCAATACTTTTTGCCCTCAATACTTGCTTGAGTGATGGTCTTTTTCTTATCTTCTTTAGTTGATCTGAGGGGAGCAGATAACACAGTGCAGGGTATCTTGTTTTTGTTTATCCAATTTAGTATTTCACTGCACCCCGATAATACTGGAAGTGTAGCAAAGAATTTATAAACAAATTCAGGTCCTTCAGCCTGTAAAGCTGCAATAGAAATCTCACGCTGCTCTTTATCCCCGATGTCCTTATACCATTGTATATTAGGATCGTTCATTTTGGAACTCCACCAACTTGCCCATTGGGTAAAGAAATCAGCTTGTACTCCATCCATATCTAAAAATAGATGGGGCATTTTGTCTAATTCTAGTTCAGCGGCTCTCATTGTCTAGATCCTCAGTAAGTGGTAGCATTATTAAAAATCCCATTAGTACAAGTAAGATTGCAAATAGACTACCACTGTTTAGGGCTAGCATCATAAAAGCGGTGAAAAGTATAAAAATAAAATAGAACATACTTGTATTATATAGTATTTATTTGCTTCTGTCAATCTCGCAATCTACCCATTTTAAGTTATTGTATTGCTCATAACCCCAAGAACCTTTTGGGATCAAACATCTACCCAGTTCAGGTTCATGTTCTATCCTTATTTGAACGATTGCCCAAATTAACCAACATATATAAAGAACAGCGACACTACTAGAACTCCAACATAATATTCTATATCTTATTCTTTTATTTCGCCTTGCTTTTTGCTTTGCTATTGCTCTGTTACGTTTCATTTCTGCGGCAATAGCAACACTTTGCTCTTTGCCCACTTTTTTCATCATTTCTTCTACATCAGTCCATAATGTACCCAATTCAGGTGGACTTTGATAGACCATAATTTCACGTAATTCTGTAGACATGTGTTCTAGCTGTTTCTTAAGTAACACACGCTGTAATGCTCGTTTACCTAAACTATCTTCTCCATGATAAACTTCGGTCTTACTACGGCGTTCTTCTTCTTCAAATATTGCTAGACATTTATAATAGTTGTCAAAGTAAGTACCAAGCTGCTGTCCTATTTCTGTATAGATGTTGGTTGTTTCACCGCCTTTTTTATTAAGCTCAATGACACGATTTCTTTCGGTGACATACTGATTTTTTTCAGCAACACTGGGTGGATGGTCTTTGAATTTGTTGTTAAATTGGTCGTCAAGGTCCTTAAGGACATCCTTAATTTCCCCAGCCGCCCCTTTAATATCCTTGTAAAGCTTACAGCCCTCTTTTACAAGTTTAACCGCGCCATTGGCTAACGCAAACAGCGTTAATGGATCCATCTCACCTCGTCCTTTTTATAAAGGATCTTTTTATTATATTTTTAGAGTTATTTTAAAACGGCAACCACATCCAAATGCCTTGGCTCATTAATAATAAGCCTATAGCACTAACACCAATACTAGCATAAAACATACTCATGCTTACTGCTAATATACTAGCAGACAATAATACAATCGCTAATTGGTAACTTGTGCCTGCAAATGTCATCCAAGGACCATGCTTTTTAGCAATATCACGTTCCTCTTCTAATGCTCTAGCCTTAGCAAATAACTCTTTTTTGCCCTCGCCCTTCTCAGGGTCACTTTCATAGCGTTCAATCTTAGCTTTCATTTTTTCTGCTTTGGCTTTGTCGCCTTTTTCTATAGCATGATCATAACTCATTTCAGCTAATGTTTGTTTGATACTTTTTGCTTGATAAAAACTCCAAACATCATTTGCTTTAATTGTGTTATTTAAAACTTTACTACTAAAACTGTTGGCCATATAAGTATTTACAGCGAGTAATAACGCAATAACTGTGATTACCCAGCCTGCTTTGTCCTTAATTTTAGCTTCGGCTTCACTTCTACTTAAAACTTTACCTGTTACTTTGTCAATCATTTGCTTCATGGTCTTTTCCCTTTATTATAAATTTTTCTAAGCAATCAACTTTAACTAGTTTCATACCTTCTTCTGTAAGAACTAGTTTAAAATAGTCACCTGGTTTCCAACCTAATTTTTCTACCTCAAATTTGTTATCTAAAATGATACCCTTATCACTCAAATCCCAAATGTAATCGTCAAATAGCACAATGTTCACTTTAGTCTGAACAAAATCGTTCACTTAACGACCCTGACCCCTGTACTTCTTAAAGGATCTACTTTCACTTTTGTTCATTGTGCTAGTCTTAATTTTTCCACCTTGTTTAGTAGTTTTCACTACGCTAGTATGTGCTTTTCCTGATGTTGCGGTTTTTGCTTTAGCCATGATGTCTCCTTAATATGTAGCTATATCCGTAAATATTACTCTATTAAATACTCATATATTTATCAAATGGACTTACCCATTTGGAGGACAGAATGAAGCAGGCTCTCGCAAATCTGATTCATGTAAAATCTGAAGAAAAACAGGCTATTCCCAAAAGGCAAGCTATTCCTATCGTTCCAATCGACACGAACAAAAACCAAGTCAAACTGGATCCCTCCAAAATTATTAAAACTTAGGAGAAATTATGAAAAAACTACTTGCAATCTTAATGCTTGGTCTGTCACCTCTTTTATTAGCATCTGATTTTGGTCAGCATTTATTAATAGAAAATAATTTTGTTATTCATCCAATAACCGAATATGAAAAAACTCATACTAATGATGTATATCATTTTTATATAAGAAATGACATTAAACAAGTAGGACCTAAGCAGTTCTTAGTACATACTATGGTTGAATACATTTTAGAAGATGGCATAAAATACGCAGAACTTGGATATTCTGTAAAAAGAATTTACAATTACGGTATGCTTGATTGTGATCTTAAGGCTTTTAGCCTAACAAGTGATGTTTATGTAGATGAAAAAAATAAAATAGTTTATAGCGAAAGCTATGAATTGGGAGAGTTCGTAGCAGAATTAACGACACCTAATACCGCTAGAAATTCGGTGTACAAAAAAGTATGTTTTAACTCAGTGTGATATATGATATATACTATAGTAGGCTATGGCTTACTTTAGGAAACTACCATGTTAAGGTGTTTAAGTAGGATAAAGGAAGAAATCCCAATTCTACTATTAATCGAAATGTTTACATTAGTTAGGGTTGCATCTATATTACTTTTGGTTACAATTTCAGTGCTATACAATTTATTTTAAGGTGCAACGTGAAAAAACTAACTTTATTATTTTTATTAATTTTTTATAGTTATAATTCTTCAGCAGAAGAATACCGTAAATTTCAAGTAATGTGTGATAAGACGGAAAAAATCATAGCTTCTTTAAAAGAGAAATACAATGAAGTTCCTATAATTGCGGGAAAAAGATTATCAAGTAGTAAAAGCACTATTAGTGTGTGGGGAAATCCTGCTACGGAAACTTTTACTGTTTTAGATACTTATGGTGATATGACCTGTGTACTTGCTGTAGGCACAGATATAACTGTATTACTAAAAGACGGGGAAAGTATATGAATTGGTTAGTAGATTGCTATGTTGAAACTTTTGTGAGAACGATGTTGTTTTGGCATTACTTGCCTGCTTATATAACTGACTATCATGTAAACCAGTCTAATTGTTTCTCTTTGGCAAATAATCAACATTCATAATCGGTGTTCGATCAGGAACTAAATTATTCTTAATTGAATCTCCATACTTCAATTCAATGTAACTGAGTATTTCGCTTTTCTCAGGAACTTCAATAATCAATCCATTATAAAAACGAATCTTAAATTTGAATTGCTTTTTAAGCACAACGTCCGATAAGATATCATCAAAATTATTAGATTCTCGGATAAAGATAATTTTTTTCATTTATTGAATAACATAAAGTTTATGTAATCTCTTTCAGATTCAAAAAAGAATTTGTAATTTCCATTGAATTGTTCTACTACGTCCATAGATTCAGATACGAACCACTTGTCTGTGCAATTTCGTTTACACCAATCCATTAATGGACCTAATTGACCATACGACAATTGTATTTTAATTTGATGCAGTTGTTTCGTTTGTTCGGACAACCGTTACTCCTGATTTTTTGAGAAACTCAACGCCGTCATTGCTTCTGTAATCTGTATCATAATATACAGTATTAATGCCGCTTTGATATATAAGTTTGGCACACTCCAAACAAGGGCTATGAGTAATAAACATTGTACTATCCAACCCACTATTAGTAGATTTTGCAAGTTTTGAAATAGCATTACTTTCAGCATGTAGTACCTCCGGTTTAGTTTTTAATGATATCGTATCATCTGAATGTTGAATAATATCTTCACATTCATTATCCCAACTTGCTGGCATACCGTTATAACCATAACTGATAACGCAATCGTCTTTGACAATAACTGATCCTACTTGTAATCTTTTAGCATGGCTTAGTTGACTAACACGTTTAGCCCAGTCCATGTAAAGACTAATAAATTTCTTCTTCATTACTTATCTCTTTAATCTGAAAGATTTGCAAAATTTTTTACCAAAGCTCTGCCTATGATTGGATTTATAGTGTTTATATCAGTTTGATACATCTCATCAGTTAGTTTAACAAATTTCAAAAATTCGTGCCATTGATTCTCATCAAATTTGTGATACTGATCAAACATATTTTGAACAAACTTCTTGTGAGGATTTGTGTCTGATATACTAGTTAAAATTTCATCTACATACCAATTAGGTGCAATAAACGGAGAAAGTATGTTGTTTTTCACAATGTCAATAGTTGTTTTAAATGGTAATTTTTCACTAAACCATTTTGTGCTAGCATCTAATCCTAGTAAATTCAGTGAACTATATACTGAATGAATACTGTGTTCTTCAGGTGAAATTTTCGACAACTCTAGCGCATTTGCTATAACAGCTTCAAACTTACTGCCAACTCTTTGGTAATCATTATATACGTAAATCCCGTCTATACTAAAGTCAAATCTTACTGATTTGAACTCCTTTAATTTGTCTAGTGTCTTACTTGATGGAATACTTGTCGCATTAGTGATTATTAATAAATTTACATCTTTTGGATTTACAATTTTATCTAAAAATTTGAAAAGATTAGGGCTGATTAATGGTTCGCCACCTAACATTTTTATCATTCGTAAATGGCTTAGGTCAATAGAGTCCATTAATTCTAATGTTTTGTAATTGACGGTATTAGTTGAATAACCGGTAATTCCGTTTTTTTGTAAATATTCATCTCTAAGTTGTAACTTTGTACTGAACCTGCTGCTACACATCCTACATTCTAAATTACAAAGGTTATCTAAACTAATTTCAAGAAATTCTAATTTTTCAAATGTAATATCTGTAGCTGATGCTGACAAAAGTTCATTAGCCTTTTGCCTCATACTTTTCATATTTGATTGTTCCTCTACGTAACATTTTTTACATTCATTTCTAGAAATTCCTTGTAGCATATCCTTTCTTAGTTCAATAAGAAAGCTATTGTTAAATGCTGCTTCACCTTGATTTATAATCTGTTCTGTAGTAGGGTATTGTTCATTATCGTCAAGTGGAAATCGACAACAGGGTCTAAAAGTATTAATAATTGTGCTGGTTGCACCTGACCATGCAAATTTACACAAAGTGTCGTTCATTTTTTACGTGTCCAAGAACATCGATAACCGGCAATGTTAAGTTTATCCCTATTAGGCTGATTGGCTGGCAGATGACCGTTATGTATAGGTTTGTTAGGAAAAGAAGTAATGATAGTGTGTCTACAATTCAACGCTTCACTAATTTCATCTAAATATTCCTCTTCCCAACCTATGTTAATATCTAATACTAATCTACCACCAATTTTTAAACTAGATAACACTCTATCCCAGTAAATCTGTTTTGGAAAATGCATACACCATGCTAGATGTGAGGTAATTAAATCAGCCTCAACATTCCATGCATCATCAATATCTAAAAAATTAAATCTATTTGGATCAATAGATGTGGCATCTATAGCATCACTGACTACACTCCATGAATGCTGCCAACAAGGACTATCTGTGGTGGGATATTTTGGTTGATTATCAGTGTTTATAAATTTAGACCTATCTACTAAATAAAACTTCGCAGTTGGATTATATTGTGATAACAATAGATCAAGAACACTGTTTCCGGCACCAATATCAATTATTGTTGGATTGTCGGGTAGATCATAAATTCCTCGTTCACTTAAGTTCCACCAGTTCCATTTGACCCACATTGGAAAAAATTCAAAAAAGTTTTGTAATACAGGCTGTCCTGTTAATGATCCTGTTTGAACAAACCAGTTAGCAGCTAATACCTGTAAATTGTTCCATTTTACTGTTAGTGGGCCTTTATTTGAATCAACAGTTAGGGTGTATTCATCCCATTTTTTAAAAAAGTCAAATGATTTATCAAATTCTATATTATGCCCAGTTGTATCACTGAACATTATGTGTCTATTAAAGTTTAAAGGTGTAGGCATAACGTATCTATCAGTCCCAAAGATTACGAAAATATTTTCCGAAAAGTTCTAAGCCTTCTTGTATTCTGTCGTCATGCATTGTGTGTCCAACATGATCATACCAATGTTCATCAGGATTGGTATCTACCATTTGATGCATTACTTCCATTTTACCAGTAACTGGATTTAGCATTGGTTCTGTATCAACAAACTCATACTTCGCTTCTCCATGATGATATATAGAATCATAGTCATCATTGATAAGTTGTTCAAAACTCCAAATCATCTTGTCTAGTACTTCATCCCAACGCTTGCATCCTTCATCAAATGCTTCGTTATACGTATCTTTATAGAAATCAAAACTTTCTTGATAACCATGATCCTCTCCACCCACCTCTGCAAATTCTCCGGGGATCCCATGTTTGGTTTCTTTTAATTGTAACAACATGGGGTATATAATAAGTGCCAAAGTATGATACATATTCCAAGTATCATACTTGTCTATTTGAATATCAACAGTTCTTGTATTTGAATATTTAGGAAATTTTCCTATGTTTATTTTCATAAAGTTTTAGTTATTTTGCCGTCTACAAAAAATAGTTCATCATTGTTATGTACCACTGCTCCAGTAGCATTTTTCTTACGTTCACTGAAAACTTTAGCAGCTTCTTCTATTGTGTTAGCTTGTCCTAAAAATTCATTAGTAGAGATATTATACAACAAAATTGTATCGTCAATAACTTCGGTTTTTACCAATACAATATTTCTTTCTTCTAACTCTTTATCGGTTGCAGCATTTAGTAAGTCATCTAGATTTACATTACTTTCTTCTGCTATTTTGCGAATAGTTCTACGCATCTCAAATAATTGATAAGCTTTTCCCATATTAAAAGCAAAATACATAAGACTAATCAAAATAAAAAACTCAAGCATGACGATACTCCTTTAAATTTATTTATTGTTCACAATGTATTTGTTGTGGTACTTTTGCCAATCTTTTAGATAGGTTTGATAATGAACCCATTTTGGTTTAGTTTGCCTTATTCTAACTAGGAATCCCCATTCACGCTCCTGCTTTCCCATGAAGAATAGTGTTGTAGCTGGCTTCCCCATATCTAGTTCAAGCCAGTGCATTGCTGTTGCACTGCGTTTAATTATACTACCAGGACCACGCCATTTGGACACTTCGCCAAACATATTACCTTGCTCGTCATATAGTGGTACATGTTCCCAATAACCACCTTTTAAAATAATTGTCAAATACGGCCAAGGGTGATCATGAAATATAGGATCGTCACTACGTACAATTTTATGCAATGTTACATTGAAGGGGAACCAACGACGATTTTTGCATAGTAAATAATATCGATGCATATAATCTGCGCCAGTTCTACGGTCAGGTATCAGTCTGTACCTACCTAATGCATTCATTAGTTTGTGTAAAATATTTTTCATAATAAAGAAAAGGCAGCGTTAAGCTGCCTAAACTATCTCACGTTGTTATCGTTAGATTAAAGGCCAAGTGCCAATGCACGATAGCCTGCTGCAACGATTTCACGACTAGGTGTGCCTAGACGATATTTGGTTGTAGTGCGACCTTTGCTGTCAGTATGCTTGTTTGCATAGATAGCAAAGCCTTCGTAACGAAGGTCACTTACAGTTGCAGTTGGGTTAGCGATACTGAAACGTTGTTTCATTTGTGCTACAGTCATTTGCTCACCCTTTTGAAATGCCTCTAATAGGCGTTCTTGTTTGCTTTTCAACATATGTTTTCCTTATTAAAAATGTCGCTGATCTCTCAACGTGATAACATTATAACACAGATTGCATACGTTGCAATACTATTTGGTTAACTATTTTTGTCAGTTTCACCAAAGTTTTGTTGAATCGGGAAAGGCCAAACACTAGCTTCCTGATCACTGATGGTTTGCCAATTCATAGGAGAACCTTCAGTTTTTGGTTGAATATTTTCTTCAAATATTTCACCAGTTACATCATCAATCAAATCAATTTGCACAGGTCCATAAACGACAAGACTATCATAATCAACCTGCCAATTATGTTCGCCGTCATACAACCAACCCGCACCACCGTCGTACCATGAATTAGTTAATTCTCCTTTTTCTTCTTCAGAAAAGCTTTCATCAAAATCAAAACTTACGTTGATTAAATCATCTAACTCTGCACCATACCCGACATCTGTTTCACAAAGTACAGTGTTGCTTTTCAGTTCCCACTCACCTACAGGATTAACTTCACTTCTAAAGCCTATACCCCAACGATACAGTTCTTCAATTTTCCAAGAACGTATTGTACCGTCATCCATTTCTTCAAAAATTTCGTAAAGGACTTCTACATTCTTTTTTTCAAGTGGAGTAATTCTATAGACTTTAGTCATTTTATTCCCTTTTTCTTTTTGGATTCTGTCATTCCTGCTGCAATCATTTTTTTGATAATTAACAAAACACGACCTTTCTCTTTTTCAGTCAAGATTTTAACCATTGCTAGTTTATCGTCATAGCTATTTGCACCATCCAAAAACTCAGCAGGTACTGTAATTTTAGGTTTTTGTTTGAATTTTTTTAAATCCGCTTTTATATCACTATCGTCTGACATTTGATTTCGTTGCCCTCCTTACTATACTATTTAAAAACTATAGTGTAGTAATTTAGTAGACTATTCAATCAATTGTCACACCTCAACGTATTTTAATTTAAACTCATCGGCTTTAGCTTCATACCCATCATAACCGCGAGGATTGCAAACAATACGGGTAGTGCCAATCATATAGTCAAAGTCCTCATGTGTATGTCCATGAGTCCAAAGTTTAATCTGTCTACGATCTAATATAAAATCGTTTAAATCGCTACTATATGCGCCATTAGTAATCACTTCACCTTTGTATCTAGGATGTGTACTAGATTTACTTGGTGCATGATGACCAACCACCACAGTGGTCATATTAGGATGCAATGCCAATACTTCATCCAATCCTTTTAAAAAGGCTTTGTGATCTTCTACACTATCCTCAGGTGTAAAATTAGCAGGTCTTTCTTTAAAAGTCCAACCTTCTTTATTGTTTTCATCATATGTAGGCACACGATGCTGAACAGTCTTTGCAGAGTTTTTAACACCTCTGTAGTCATTCATCATGTATGCTATTTGGCGTAGTGTGGCTGGATCTTCACCATTCATGTCAGTCCATAATGTGCCACCATAGAACAATACACCGTTGATGATACGCCACTCTTTTTCTAAGAAATGTACGTTACTCATTTCCCCAATCAGAGTATTAATCACACTGGTTGTCTGTGCATAGTCGCCATGATAGTGTTCATGGTTACCCATAATAAGAATTACCTGTGGGAATCTTTCACTACATCTTTTCAAAAATTCATAATAACGCTTGCCACGTGCCAACATACTAGGAGTAGCAGCCATTATTTGCTCATCAACATAGCTAAAATTTTTCACATCTTCAGCCACAAAGATATCACCGCCGAGAATTAGGACATCTGCATTTTCTTCGTTATGCAAATCTAAATCACCGAACTCAAGGTGAACATCACTTGTGATTGCTATTTTCATACGCAGTAACCGCCTTTAAATTTATATACATTACTGTCCCATTGTATTAATTCATAAATTTCATTGTCAACACATTTGTATGGGTCTTTGTAATTTAAAACAGCATAATAACCTGCGCCACCTAATGCAGCAACAAGTATAAGCCAAGGAAGCATTCTTCCAAATGCTTTGAGCATTTTTCCGACTGACCCTAACATTGTAAATACCTGCAATACTAATGGTAGTATTTTTTGTAAGTTTTCAAGTATATTTTTCACTTTATGTATTGTAAATGATTGTCTAGTTTTTGACAAATATTTTGGTACTAGATAGAGTTGTATTTATTATAGCCATCTTAGCATAAACTCAACCATTTTCTTTTCATCAAGAAATTCCCAAACTACATCATATTCTTGTGCTGGATACCATCCCATCCTATCACGCCAACCACATCTATTTACTTTCTTACCATATCTATCAGCTAACCAATTCCACATTTCATCATAATGTGTATAGTCTTTGTAAGACATTTCGACACGATACTTCCAAAGCCTTTTATCTTTGCGTCTTTGTTTACTGTTCATTACCGCTCAACTCTGAAACATGTTTACAAGCTTTACGAAATTGAAAGCCAGGGCAAGTACAATCCCAACCTTTACTATTTTTTGTGACAATGTATTTGTTACCTTTACTACCTGCGACCTCAAATACTTTTACATCCGTGTCAACATCTTTCATTGTACCACTTAGTAGTTCAATATCATTTACTAAGTCCATACTAATAACACGGACTTTCATAAACTCATCACCTGTAATACAAAACTGACGATCATTTAACCATTTGTAGTTAGGAACGACAGTACCCTCAAATACCCTGTGATCGGGCTGAGGGGGAATCATATTAGGTCCCTGTACAAAACGTACAGTGACCTTAACTTTACTATCCTTTGTAGGAACTTGTATCATTTTTTAGTGGTGACAGAGGATTTGAACAAAATGCCGAAAAGAATCATAAGACCCCAAGCTTGTAGCCATCCAATTTCTTTTACGCCTTCTACTGCAGGAACAAAACAACCATTCCAAAGTAGCATGACTGGATAACTAAAAAGCAATCCAAGTACAACAACAATACCGACAATCATAAAAAATGCACTAGCCAAATCTTTCATCATCATCTCCTTACAATACATCCAATTGGATTTGTACGCCGTTCCAAGTACCACCAAGACCTGTGCTGCAACTTTCAACACCATCACCCGTGCGATAGTTTTCAAAAGCTTGCAATGCCTCCATTGCTGCAAGATTGAAACTAATAAAGCCACCGACACCTTCGCGGATTTGTTTTGCAGTAGCGTAAAAACTTACATTACCACTGACAATACGAAATTTAGTATTGGATTTGAATGCGAAAGACATATTATTCTCCCTCAGAAAAAATTGCTTCGTACACATATTCACGAACCGCAGTATCAGTAGCCTCACCAAAACCATCTACAGTAGAGATTTGGGTCAGCATATCATTTACTAGATTCCATGACCAATTCATTTTCTTAGCACAAAACACAACACCGTCAATTACAGCATTGCCGTTGTCAGTAAACATACCGTAGTAGGGTTTGTCGTTGATAAGTAGTTCGTTCATTTCTTGCTCCTTGTTATTGACTATACCGTTATTATATGCCCAAATGGATTTATTGTCAACCATTTTTATGTTAACAATTTGATAACAAGTCCAACTGTATAAATTAGCAACAATGTTGCATTTATGACAATAAGACTCCATTCACGCCACATTATTGAGACAATCAACCAAACAAAAGCCCCTAGATTCAGTAGTGCTGGACCTAAGGGATAGAGATTAACACTAGTGCATATCGCCCCTGCAATTGTTATCACAGTTGCAAGCCATTTGAGATAAAATACAAGTTCTTTTTTCATACTCGTATTATATGCCCAAATGGATTTATTGTCAACTATTATCTTTTTGTTATCACTTTGTCAGCTAGTCCATATGCTACAGATTGATCCGCGCTCATGTAGTTGTCACGTTCCATATCTTCTGCTAGTTCTTCAAATGTTTTACCTACACTATTATGCTTTACATAAATGTTTGTTAAGTTTCGTTTCATTTCAAGTATTTCATTAACTTGAATGAGCATATCAGTTGCTTGACCACGTGCGCCACCTGACGGTTGATGAATCATGTGTCTAGCATTTGGTAATATGTAACGTTTACCTGGTGAGCCTGCTGTGGAAAGTAAACTACCCATGCTACAAGCTTGTCCCATAACGATTGTAGATATATCACATCTTACAAATTGCATTGCATCATAGATTGCCATACCAGCAGTTACACTACCGCCAGGACTATTGATATACAATGAAATATCTTTGGTATCGTCTTCACTTTCTAAAAACAATAGTTGTGCTACAACAAGATTAGCCATGTGGTCATGAACTTCACCTTCAAGTAAAATTACACGGTCACGGAGTAGGCGACTGTAGATATCGTAACTACGTTCGCCTTTACTTGTGTGTTCAATAACGATTGGTACTAAAGCCATTTTGTTCCTCTATAGTTAAATGTATGTTATTATAACATATAAAGTAAAAACTATAAAGAATTATTTTTTCCGTTTTCCTCTGCCTAAATCTAAGTTTTCAGGCTCACGTTTTTTTCTGGCTAAAATAGAAGTATTTGGATTTACTATATTTTCCGCGTCCTTAGATAAATCAGTATCTACTGCTGAATCGGTAGCCTGATCTGTTTCAGTTGGTTCCGCATTTGGCTTTGCACCATTACGTAATATTTTAAAAGTAAAATTACCTTTTATTTCTGTGCTGCTATAATTTTTGCCTGCACTTAATAAAACACCGGTAACTGCTTTACTTGGGTATACGGTCTTAAATGCCTCAAGTATCCATTTGTTACCTGATTGTTTTGCGTTAGTGTATACTTGTACTAAAGCACCATTGTTAAGTATTTCGCTTGCTGCTTGACTGAAGTTAGTATCTGTGTTTATTTTTTCTGCTACCTTATGTGCTACTGCTGCTATTAAATGATAGTATAAAACAGTTGATTCTGGCTTTTTAGTTTTTCTACCCATTGCCAAATTTATTACATTGTTAGAAGGATTCATTCCACTTACAGTCATGTGATTTATAGATTCTAGTGGCAACGGTTTAACCTTTTTTAGTGCCTTTATAAATTCTGCATCTTGTTCATCTATTATACCATATTTTATACCTAATACTAATGGTGCTCCTGCTTGTCCATTCGTCCTCATTGTATCAATTAAATCTAATACATCACTATATTTTTCTAGTAGTTCTGGATTTTGAACATTATCCACTTCATCTAATAGATTTTTAACACTGGCCTCTGCACCCTTTTCACCTTTGCTACTTACTTTAACATATCGTCCGTCTGGTAACTCTAGCATACTGTCACTTAATCCTGCGTTCTTGCTACTATCAAAACTTATTGTAGTGTTTGCAAAACTAGGTTCTCCAAAAAATGTCTGTGCCGCCTCACTGGCATTACCTCTGTAATTACCATTTTGCAATGCTATTGGTTGTAGTATTTCACAAAAATAATCTCTAAATC